AAAGTCAATTTAATGAGCCTCGCGATGCGGGGCTTTTTGCAATAAATGCGTACCGCAACGCATGTTTTTTACACCGAACCTGCCCCTTTGGAATGGGCCTTTGAGGATACCAGTTAGTGCTGGCGAGCCTCGGTGGGCTGGTTTCCTATGCGGCAAAGGTTCATTTCAAATGGTAGGTAAACGTTATGAATATCGTGCCACTTAATTACAAAGGTGAAATTGTCAGTTTCAACACTGATGGTTGGATCAACGTCACAGGTGTTGCTGAGAGATTTGGAAAACGCATTGATAACTGGATGCGTTTGGCAGAAACGCTTGAATACGTTCGTGCTTTAGACGAAGCGTTGACCGGGAAAGAATCTCAAATTTTACATCCCTCACAATCGAGGTATGTAAAAACCAGCAAGGCACGAAAGGACAGGGGTGGTGGTACGTGGCTACATCCAAAACTTTCAGTTGCATTTGCCCGTTGGTGTGATGCTCGTTTTGCTGTGTGGTGCGACCTGCACATTGATAGTCTGCTTCGCGGTGAACTGACTGAGCAGCAGAAATATGAGCAAGCATGTCGCATTCGCGATGACCGGAAATCAAAAGCCAGCAATGGGGCAAGAGAGATGGCTCGCTGGCGATGGGATAAGCCGGTTATTGAAGCAAATGTTGAGTACTGGCGCGAGCAACTGCAGTTGACTCTCGATATCGCGTGCTGATGGCAAACGCAAAACTGCGTTATCGGAAAAATCAAAGCATTACGAGAACTGAGCAACGGCTATCCATTACAAAGCCCATCTACGGGTGGGCTTGATAATGAAACCGGAATTTATTCTTGGCAACCAGTTACGGCAGTACCACGAAACAACCCAAGCCAGTAAGTGGGGAAATAACACTGGCAGCCACTGAAAGATGAAGCTCCTGCCTTAAGGCAAAAAAGATTCTTTGTGGTGGCGGACTGATGGAAAGACATCGGTTATTGCAGAGGCCATTCAATGAGTGGTCTCGACAATGGCTTATACCCTACACGGGATAACTTAACTGATATCCCTTTTAAAGGATAAAGGTATTCAAGCCTGACACATCATGCGCTGTATCGTCGCCGTATTCCTGCATTAACAGAGACCGCAGCCCGACAGGGAGACTCCTCTGCGCGAGTGTGCGGGGATAATCAAAAACGATACACACCGGGGTTTACCGCGTTAACGGAGCGCGGCGTTGTCCCCTCATAGTCGCCTGTCCGGTGCGATGGTGGAAGAAACCGGATGTTTATCACTATTAATTGATGACACAGAAATGGATTCATTGAATTTCAGCACGTTTTTGTATTCGTGTTATTGAACATCTGTTTATTTTACTTTTAACATATTGATAATAAAAAGAGCTGTAAATCTTTAGATGAGTCGATTTTGTCCGGGGAAGTTCAAATGGATTTTATGCTGACGGTTTCTGGTGTGGTTATCCTGTCCATTGCTTATACTGCAGATAAATATGGCTGCCATTTGTTATCACGTATTGGCGCTTATTGTTCGTTGATGCTGATTTTCTCGTCGCTTTTTTTTGAGTAAGTTATATTAATTATAACAAATAATTTTCTGTGTTATTTTTTCAGGCTATCCCGTCAGAGGGGAAGCCTGTACTGCCGGGGAGCGAATGGAAAACTGATGTGTCCGGTAACTGCGTGTTCTGTGAACACCATGTTACTTAATTATGTAATTCATACCCGAACTCTCTGTTGACAGCCTTCTTCTGCAGGCTTCAATAACCCACGCTGAAAAGTTTCCTGAACCTTTCAGATCAAGAGCGATGTTAATTTGTTCAATCATCTGGTTTGGAAATCGGATGTTGCGGGTTGTTGTTCTGCGGGTTCTGTTCTTTGATGACATAATGTTTCCCCATATTCAGTGTTGCTGATTTGTATTATCTGAAGTTGCTTTTACGTTAATTTGATGCAGATCAATTAATACGATACCTGCGTCATAATTGATTATTTCTCGTGGTTTGATGGCGTACACACATGTTGTGATAAACCTTATATAGATGATAATCATTATCATTTTCGTGGGTCCTTTCCGGCGATCCGACCGGTTACGGGGCGGCGACCTCGCGGATTTTCACTATTTATGAAAATTTTCCGGGATCCATGTCCGGTTTCTCTGCAAGTTAACCATATGAAAAATATAAAAACATGCTTTCCATGAACCGGACATGCGCAAAAAATAGACACTAAAACCGGACATGACCGGTTTTGTTGTGATTGTGAGGTGAGAGTTTTTTGCGAGGTGAGGAGTGGCTACGCAGACTGAAGTTGCCAGGCATTTAAGTCTGACCGATCGCCAGCTTCGCAGATTGCAGAAATTGCCGGGTGCCCCGATATCGAATAAGCGAGGGCAACTGGATCTGGATGCCTGGCGCGATTTTTACATATCGTATCTGAGAAGAAGTAAAAACGATGTGCCTGATGGCGATAGCGAAGACGACTATGAGGAGAAATTGCTTATTGCCAGATGGGAACTGACAGCAGAACAGGCTGTTACACAGCAGTTAAAAAATGAGGTGTCAAAAGGAAAACTTATTGACACCGGGTTCTGTATTTTTGCCCTCAGCAAGCTGGCAATGGCGTTATCCAGTACGCTTGATTCCATCCCTTTATCCATGCAGCGACAGTTTCCTGATTTAACACCGCGCCATCTTGACCATCTGAAAACCCTTATTGCGAAGGGGGCAAATCAGTGTGCGCGGGCGGGGGATAAATTACCGGATTTACTCGATGAATATATCAGAGCAACAACTGAATAATATGATGAGTGCTGTCACAACAGCATTACAGCCCCTGATAAGGGCATTGCCGGTGACGCCAGTTGAATGGGCTGATCAAAATTATTATCTGCCTAAAGAATCTTCATATGGTGAGGGAGAATGGAAAACGCTGCCGTTCCAGATCGCCATCATGAACAGCATGGGGAATGATCAGATCCGGACTGTTAATCTGATTAAATCTGCCCGTGTTGGCTATACAAAGATGTTGCTGGGGGTGGTCGGGTATTTTATTGAGCATAAATCCCGAAACAGTCTGCTTTTTCAGCCCACGGATTCTGCCGCTGAAGATTTTATGAAGTCTCACGTGGAGGCGACGATTCGGGATGTGCCATGTCTGAAAGACCTTTCTCCATGGCTGGGGCGTAAACATCGTGACAATACTCTCACGCTGAAACGCTTTTCATCGGGTGTGGGCTTCTGGTGCCTGGGCGGCGCTGCCGCCAAAAACTACCGTGAAAAATCCGTGGACGTGGTCTGCTATGACGAACTTTCCTCGTTCGAACCGGATGTCGAAAAAGAGGGTTCGCCAACCCTGCTTGGGGATAAACGTATTGAGGGCTCTGTATGGCCCAAATCCATTCGCGGCTCGACGCCTAAAATCAAAGGCACCTGCCAGATCGAAAAAGCGGCCAACGAGTCGGCGCATTTCATGCGTTTTTATGTGCCCTGCCCGCACTGTGGGGAGGCGCAGTATCTGAAATTTGGCGATGAGTCCACGCCTTTTGGCCTTAAATGGGAGAAGGACAGCCCCGAAAGCGTTTTCTACCTCTGTGAACATCATGGCTGCGTGATCCATCAGTCTGAGCTTGACCAGAGCAACGGGCGGTGGATCTGTGAAAACACGGGGATGTGGACCCGCGACGGTCTGACGTTTTTCAGCGCCGCGGATAATGAAATTCCGCCGCCGCGCTCCATCACATTCCATATCTGGACGGCGTACAGTCCGTTCACCACCTGGGTACAGATTGTCTATGACTGGCTGGATGCACTGAAAGATCCCAACGGCCTGAAAACCTTTGTGAACACCACGCTGGGCGAGACCTGGGAAGAGGCCGTGGGCGAAAAACTCGATCACCAGGTGCTGATGGATAAGGTTGTGCGTTACACGGCTGCGGTGCCTTCCCGGGTGGTTTATCTGACGGCGGGCATTGACTCGCAGCGAAACCGTTTTGAGATGTATGTCTGGGGATGGGCTCCGGGAGAGGAAGCCTTTCTGGTGGATAAAATCATCATTATGGGGCGTCCCGATGAGGAAGAGACGCTGTTACGTGTGGATGTGGCGATCAACAAAAAATACCGCCATGCAGACGGAACCGAAATGACCATTTCCCGTGTCTGCTGGGACACCGGGGGGATCGATGGCGAAATTGTCTATCAGAGGTCAAAAAAACACGGTGTTTTCCGGGTGCTGCCGGTAAAAGGTGCATCTGTTTATGGCAAGCCGGTGATCACCATGCCAAAAACCCGCAATCAGCGGGGCGTGTATCTGTGCGAAGTGGGGACGGACACCGCAAAAGAAATTCTCTATGCCCGTATGAAAGCCGATCCCACGCCTGCGGATGAAGCCACGTCGTATGCCATCCGTTTTCCTGATGATCCGGAGATTTTTTCGCAGACAGAGGCGCAGCAACTGGTGGCGGAAGAGCTTGTGGAGAAGTGGGAAAAAGGAAAGATGCGTCTGCTGTGGGATAACAAAAAGCGGCGTAACGAAGCGCTGGACTGCCTGGTGTATGCCTACGCGGCATTACGTGTGTCCGTGCAACGCTGGCAGCTTGATCTGGCTGTACTGGCAAAATCCCGGGAAGAAGAGACGACCCGGCCAACCCTTAAAGAACTGGCAGCGAAGCTGTCCGGAGGAGTGAATGGTTACAGTCGCTGAACTGCAGGCGCTGCGTCAGGCGCGCCTTGATTTATTAACCGGTAAACGGGTGGTGTCTGTCCAGAAAGATGGTCGCAGAATTGAATATACGGCAGCTTCTCTGGATGAGCTTAACCGGGCGATCAATGATGCGGAGTCGGTACTGGGGACAACCCGCCGTCGCCGTCGTCCGCTGGGAGTGAGGTTATGAAACGAACGCCTGTCCTGATTGATGTGAACGGCGTTCCGCTTCGGGAGAGCCTCAGCTACAACGGTGGCGGTGCAGGATTTGGCGGGCAAATGGCAGAGTGGTTGCCACCCTCGCAGAGTGCCGATGCGGCCCTGCTGCCCGCGTTGCGTCTGGGGAATGCCCGTGCAGATGATCTGGTGCGCAATAACGGAATAGCGGCCAATGCGGTGGCCCTGCATAAGGATCACATTGTCGGGCATATGTTTCTGATCAGCTACCGTCCGAACTGGCGCTGGCTGGGGATGCGGGAGACCGCGGCAAAAAGTTTTGTCGATGAGGTGGAGGCGGCCTGGTCAGAATACGCAGAAGGGATGTTTGGTGAGATCGACGTGGAAGGGAAACGCACGTTTACGGAATTTATCCGTGAAGGTGTGGGCGTTCATGCGTTTAACGGCGAAATCTTTGTGCAGCCGGTCTGGGATACGGAGAGCACGCAACTGTTTCGTACGCGTTTTAAAGCCGTGAGTCCGAAACGGGTGGACACGCCAGGACACGGTATCGGGAACCGTTTTCTGCGGGCCGGTGTGGAGGTTGATCGATATGGCCGTGCCGTTGCGTACCATATCTGTGAGGATGATTTTCCTCGCTCCGGGAGTGGACGATGGGAACGGATCCCGCGTGAACTTCCCACCGGGCGTCCGGCCATGCTGCATATTTTCGAGCCGGTGGAGGACGGGCAGACCCGTGGAGCCAATCAGTTTTACAGCGTTATGGAACGGCTGAAGATGCTGGACTCCCTGCAGGCAACACAGCTTCAGTCGGCCATAGTGAAGGCGATGTATGCAGCGACGATTGAAAGTGACCTTGATACCGAAAAGGCCTTTGAATATATCGCCGGTGCGCCGCAGGGGCAGAAGGATAATCCGCTTATTAATATTCTGGATAAGTTCTCCACCTGGTATGACACGAATAGCGTGACGCTGGGCGGTGTCAAAATTCCGCACCTTTTCCCCGGTGATGATCTGAAACTTCAGACCGCGCAGGATTCAGACAATGGATTTTCGGCGCTTGAACAGGCGCTGCTGCGGTATATCGCCGCCGGTCTTGGCGTTTCCTACGAACAGTTGTCCCGTGATTACTCGAAGGTCAGTTATTCAAGTGCCCGCGCATCCGCCAATGAGTCGTGGCGCTATTTTATGGGGCGGCGAAAATTTATTGCGTCCCGACTGGCCACGCAGATGTTTTCCTGCTGGCTGGAAGAGGCACTTCTTCGGGGGATTATTCGTCCGCCACGGGCACGTTTTGATTTTTATCAGGCGCGATCAGCCTGGTCACGGGCTGAGTGGATTGGAGCCGGAAGAATGGCCATTGACGGGCTCAAGGAGGTTCAGGAATCAGTGATGCGCATTGAGGCCGGACTGAGCACGTATGAGAAAGAGCTGGCGCTGATGGGCGAGGATTATCAGGACATTTTCCGCCAGCAGGTCAGGGAATCTGCAGAGCGGGAAAAAGCCGGACTCTCACGTCCGGTGTGGATAGCGCAGGCGTATCAGCAGCAGATAGCGGAGAGTCGCAGGCCGGAAGAGGAGACAACACCACGTGAGACGTAATCTTTCACACATTATTGCAGCAGCATTCAATGAACCGCTGCTTCTGGAGCCCGCCTATGCGCGGGTTTTCTTTTGCGCGCTCGGGCGCGAGATGGGGGCAGCAAGTCTTTCGGTACCACAACAGCAGGTACAGCTTGATGCACCCGGAATGCTGGCTGAAACGGACGAGTACATGGCCGGAGGTAAACGACCGGCCCGTGTTTACCGGGTGGTGAACGGTATTGCTGTACTGCCGGTGACAGGCACGCTGGTGCACCGGCTGGGGGGGATGCGGCCATTTTCCGGAATGACAGGCTATGACGGCATTGTCGCCTGTCTTCAGCAGGCAATGGCGGATAGCCAGGTGCGGGGTGTACTGCTGGACATTGACAGTCCGGGCGGGCAGGCCGCCGGTGCGTTTGACTGTGCTGACATGATTTACCGCCTCCGTCAGCAGAAGCCGGTCTGGGCACTGTGCAATGACACGGCCTGTTCTGCAGCCATGCTGCTGGCGTCGGCCTGCTCCCGACGGCTGGTTACCCAGACATCCCGTATCGGCTCCATTGGCGTGATGATGAGCCATGTCAGCTATGCCGGTCATCTGGCGCAGGCCGGTGTGGATATCACGCTGATTTACTCAGGGGCGCACAAGGTGGATGGCAATCAGTTTGAAGCGTTGCCGGAAGAGATTCGCCAGGACATGCAGCAGCGGATTGATGCGGCGCGCCGGATGTTTGCCGAAAAAGTGGCGATGTATACCGGTCTGTCTGTTGATGCAGTCACGGGAACAGAGGCCGCCGTTTTTGAAGGTCAGTCCGGCATTGAGGCCGGGCTGGCGGATGAATTAATCAATGCGTCGGATGCCATCAGCGTGATGGCTGCGGCGCTGAACACACATGATACAGGAGGCACTATGCCGCAATTAACTGCAACGGAAGCTGCCGCGCAGGAGAACCAGCGAGTGATGGGGATCCTGACGTGTCAGGAAGCGAAAGGACGTGAACACCTTGCCACGATGCTGGCAGGACAACAGGGCATGAGCGTTGAACAGGCCCGGGCGATTCTGACCGCGGCAGCACCACAGCAGCCGGTGGCATCCACGCAGAGTGAAGCCGATCGCATTATGGCGTGTGAAGAGGCTAAAGGTCGTGAACAACTGGCGGCAACGCTGGCGGCGATGCCGGAGATGACGGTGGAAAAAGCCCGCCCGATCCTTGCGGCTGCACCACTGGCGGATGCCGGACCCTCACTCCGTGATCAGATTATGGCTCTGGATGAGGCAAAAGGGGCTGAGGCGCAGGCTGAAAAACTGGCGGCGTTTCCCGGAATGACGGTGGAGGCTGCCCGCGACATTCTGTCCTCATCGCCGGATAAAGCAGAACCGGTCTCTGCATCCACAACCGCCCTGTTTGAACATTTCATGGCGAATCATTCACCGGCAGCGGTGCGGGGTGGCGTGTCACAGACGTCAGCAGACGGTGATGCGGACGTGAAAATGCTCATGGCCATGCCATGAAGTCAGTGCTGACCATCAATATGAGGTTTTTACAATATGGTAACGAAAACCATCACTGAACAACGTGCAGAAGTACGTATTTTTGCCGGTAATGATCCGGCTCATACCGCCACAGGCAGCAGCGGGATTTCTCAGGCAACACCGGCACTGACGCCCCTGATGCTGGATGAAGCCAGCGGGAAACTGGTTGTCTGGGATGGACAGAAAGCCGGTAGTGCGGTTGGCATACTGGTACTGCCGCTTGAAGGCACAGAGGCGGTGCTGACGTATTACAAGTCGGGGACCTTTGCGACGGAGGGAATCCGCTGGCCTGAAAGTGTGGATGAACACAAAAAGGCCAACGCCTTTACCGGCAGTGCCCTGAGTCACGCGGCGCTGCCGTAACACGTTATCAGGCCACCGCGTTGGCCTGACTGATTTCTTAATGAAAGGAACTGATTTATGGGATTGTTTACGACCCGCCAGTTACTCGGTTATACCGAACAAAAAGTGAAATTCCGTGCGCTGTTTCTGGAGCTGTTTTTCCGCCGTACGGTGAATTTCCACACCGAAGAGGTGATGCTGGACAAAATTACCGGAAAAACGCCGGTGGCGGCCTATGTCTCCCCGATCGTTGAAGGAAAAGTGCTTCGCCATCGCGGTGGTGAAACCCGCGTGTTACGTCCGGGCTACGTCAAGCCCAAACACGAATTTAATTACCAGCAGGCGGTTGAGCGCCTTCCTGGTGAAGATCCGGCTCAGCTGAACGACCCGGCCTACCGTCGTCTGCGTATCATTACCGATAACCTCAAACAGGAAGAGCACGCCATTGTCCAGGTGGAAGAAATGCAGGCGGTGAATGCCGTGCTGTATGGCAAATACACCATGGAAGGGGATCAGTTTGATACTGTCGAGGTGGATTTCGGGCGCTCTGAAGGAAATAACATTGAGCAGGCTGACGGTAAAAAATGGTCTGAGCAGGACCGTGATACGTTTGATCCGACGCATGATATTGACCTCTACTGCGATCAGGCCAGCGGCCTTGTGAATATCGCCATTATGGACGGTACGGTCTGGCGTCTGCTGAATGGCTTTAAGCTGTTCCGCGAAAAACTGGATACCCGTCGCGGCTCAAATTCACAACTCGAAACGGCAGTGAAAGATCTGGGGGCGGTGGTGTCCTTCAAGGGGTATTACGGCGATCTGGCCATTGTGGTGGCGAAAACGTCTTATGTGGCAGAGGACGGTACCGAAAAACGTTATCTGCCGGAGGGCATGCTGGTGCTGGGGAATACGGCAGCAGAGGGCATTCGTTGCTATGGTGCCATTCAGGATGCGCAGGCGTTGTCCGAAGGTGTGGTGGCCTCTTCCCGTTATCCGAAACACTGGCTGACTGTGGGCGATCCGGCCCGTGAATTCACCATGACGCAGTCCGCACCGCTGATGGTGCTGCCGGATCCGGATGAGTTTGTGGTGGTACAGGTGAAATAATCCGTGAGCGGGGGCGAAATGCCCCCGTGTCTTTTTTCACAGGAGGCTGAGATGGCAACAAAAGAAGAAAATCTGAATCGTCTTCGTCAACTGGCTGGCCTGCTGGGGCGCGAGGCGGATATGTCGGGGAGTGCTGCGGATATTGCTCAACGTGTGTCTGAGTGGGAAGAGGAGCTTGCTGTTTCCCCGGAGGGCATTATGCACTCTGATGAGAGCGGGGCTGATCAAAATCACACAGACGATGGTGAGCAGTTGCACAACACTGATGCTACGGATGATGTTAAAGCGGTCCGTGTGCGGAAATGCCTGCATGTGATGGGGTATTGCCCGGAGACAGGCCGTCCCGTTGAACTGACGTACCGGGGCATGCGTGTTATGGTGCCATCACCACTGGCGACAGCCATGATACAGCACGGAACGGCTGAGCATGCGTGATTTTCAGAATGCCTTTGATGCTGCCCTCGCCGGGGTGGACAGTACGATCGTTGAAGTGATGGGGATCCGTGCGCAGTTCACCTCCGGAGCACAACGTGGCGGCGAAGTTCAGGGGGTTTTTGACGATCCGGAGTCGCTGGGTTTTGCCGGTGGCGGGGTCCGTATTGAAGGAAGCAGCCCGTCATTATTTGTGCGGACGGATACGGTGCGTGCCGTGCGGCGTGGTGACACGCTGACCATTAACGGCGAGATGTTCTGGGTGGATCGTGTTTCTCCGGATGACGGGGGAAGCTGTTATCTCTGGCTCAACCGTGGGCAACCACCCGCTGTTAACCGGCGACGATAAACGCAGGGTGAAATTATGGCGATAAAAGGGCTTGATCAGGCGATTGATAATCTGAGCCGGGTTCGTAAAAACGCCATTCCGGCGGCTTCAGCAATGACGATTAACCGCGTGGCCACAACGGCGATTAATCAGTCTTCATCACAGGTTGCCCGGGAGACAAAGGTACGCCGGAAACTGGTTAAGGAACGGTCCAGACTGAAACGGGCCACGGTCAGAAATCCGAATGCAAAAATTATCGTTAACCGCGGTGATCTCCCTGTGATTAAGCTGGGGATCAGAATGCTGGGGCGTCGTCCGGACAGCATACTCAAAGCCGGTCAGCATCGTTATCAGCGGGCATTTATCCAGCGATTAAATAATGGGCGCTGGCATGTTATGCAACGTCTTCCCCAGGCCAGATATGAGGAGGGCAATGACGACAAGGGAAGGAAAAAGCGTAATCGCCTTCCCATTCAGGTGGTGAAAATCCCGATGGCGGCCCCACTGAAACAGGCATTTGATGAGAATGTTGACCGTATCCGGCGTGAACGCCTGCCTAAAGAACTGGCATACGCGCTGAAACAACAACTGAGGATTGCGATAAAACGATGAAACACACTGACATTCGTGCCGCAGTGCTGGATGCACTCGAGCAGCATGAACACGGGGCGACGCTGTTTGATGGTCGCCCCGTTGTTTTTGACGAAGAGGATTTTCCTGCGATCGCGGTTTATCTGACGGATGCAGAGTATACCGGTGAAGAGCTGGATGCAGATACCTGGCGGGCCACGCTGCATATTGAGGTGTTTTTACCGGCACAGGTACCGGATTCAGAGCTTGATCAGTGGATGGAAAGCCGGATTTACCCGGCGATGACCGCGATCCCGGCACTGGCAGGACTGATTACCACGATGGTTACGCAGGGCTATGAGTATCGTCGTGATGACGATATGGCGTTATGGAGTTCTGCAGATCTGACTTATTCCATTACATACGAGATGTGAGGACGATATGGCAACACCAAATCCCCTTGAGCCGGTAAAAGGTGCCGGTACCACTCTGTGGGTTTACAACGGCAAGGCTGATGCTTACGCAAACCCGTTGTCAGACGATGGCTGGCAGCGACTGGCTAAGGTGAAGGATCTGACGCCGGGCGAGATGACGGCTGAACCCTACGATGATAACTACCTGGATGATGAAGACGCGGACTGGACCGCGACCGGGCAGGGACAGAAATCTGCAGGTGATACCAGTTTTACGCTGGCCTGGAAACCGGGAGAGGAAGGCCAGAAAGGGCTTATAGGCTGGTTTGAAAGCGGCGATGTCCGGGCCTATAAAATCCGTTTTCCGAATGGCACGGTGGATGTGTTTCGTGGCTGGGTCAGCAGTATCGGTAAGGCCGTGACGGCGAAAGAAGTGATCACCCGCACGGTGAAAGTCACTAACGTGGGTAAACCTTCTGTAGCGGAAGAACGCAGCAAAATTACGCCGGTCACTGCGATTAAGGTAACGCCGACAGGTACGGTTGAAAAAGGGAAAACAACCACCCTGACCGTTACTGTGGAACCGGAAAATGCAACGGATAAGACATTCAGGGCGATTTCCGCCGATCCATCAAAAGCCACCATTAGCGTGAAAGATATGACGATTACTGTGACGGGGGTTAAGGATGGAAAAGTCAGCATCCCTGTGATTTCCGGTAATGGTCAGTTTGCTGCGGTGGCTGAAATTACCGTTAATAATGTGCCGGGTGGCTAAAGAGCTGAGAGATAAGCGATGTTCCTGAAAACAGAACAATTTGAATATAACGGTGTATCCGTCACGCTTTCTGAGCTGTCTGCGCTGCAGCGTATTGAGCATCTTGCCCTCCTGAAACGGCGGGCAGAAGAGGCTGAAGCCAGCGGCAACCTGCAGGTGAGTGTGGAAGATCTTGTCAGAACCGGCGCGTTTCTGGTGGCGATGTCCCTGTGGCATAACCATCCACAGAAAACGCAGTCACCGTCAATGAATGAGGCCGTGATGAAGATAGAGCAGGAAGTGCTCACCACCTGGCCTGCAGATGCCATTGCCCGGGCGGAAGACGTGGTGTTGTGCCTGTCCGGGATGATCGAAGCTGTTCGTCCGGATACTGATATTACTGAAGTGGCGAAAAATAACACGCTGACTGATGATGATTTTTCTGCGGGAAAGTCTTCGACGGCGAGCTGAACTTTGCCCTCAGACTGGCGCGTGAGATGGGGAGACCCGACTGGCGCGCCATGCTTGCCGGGATGACATCCACCGAATATGCCGACTGGCACCGTTTTTACCGCACGCATTATTTTCAGGATACCCAGCTGGATATGCATTTTTCCGGGCTGACGTACGCTGTACTCAGCCTGTTTTTTTGCGATCCGGATATGCATCCCTCTGATTTCAGTCTGCTTGTCCCCCGGCATGAGGAAGAGCAGGTGGAGAGGCCGGATGAGGACAAAATGCTGATGCAGAAAGCGGCAGGACTTGCCGGAGGCGTCCGGTTCGGTGGGGACGGAGGGCGCGATATTTTATCGTCTGCGGATGTGGCGGATGTCATGGTGGATGATGCCGCATTAATGATGGCTTCAGCGGGGATTCCGGGAGGTGTGAGATATGTCCCAGCCGGTTGGTGATCTTGTTATTGACCTTAGTCTGGATGCTGTCCGTTTCGATGAGCAGATGAGCCGGGTAAGGCGTCATTTTTCAGGTCTGGATACCGACGCCAGAAAAACCGCCAGTGCTGTTGAACAGGGCCTGAGCCGCCAGGCGCTGGCTGCACAAAAAGCAGGGATTTCCGTCGGGCAGTATAAAGCGGCCATGCGAACCCTGCCCGCACAGTTTACGGATATCGCCACGCAGCTTGCCGGTGGTCAGAATCCCTGGCTCATCCTGCTGCAACAGGGCGGTCAGGTGAAGGACTCCTTCGGCGGGATGATCCCCATGTTCAGGGGGCTTGCCGGTGCGATCACCCTGCCGATGGTGGGGGCCACCTCGCTGGCGGTGGCGACCGGTGCGCTGGCGTATGCCTGGTATCAGGGCAACTCAACCCTGTCCGATTTCAACAAAACGCTGGTCCTTTCCGGCAATCAGGCGGGACTGACGGCAGATCGTATTCTGGCCCTGTCCAGAGCCGGGCAGGCGGCAGGGCTGACGTTTAACCAGACCAGCGAGTCACTGACGGCGCTGGTGAATGCCGGTGTGCGTGGTGGTGAGCAGTTTGAGGCGATCAGCCAGAGTGTGGCGCGTTTCTCCTCTGCATCCGGCGTGGAGGTGGACAAGGTCGCTGAAGCCTTCGGGAAGCTGACCACAGACCCGACGTCGGGACTGACAGCGATGGCACGTCAGTTCCATAACGTGACGGCGGAGCAGATTGCGTATGTTGCTCAGTTGCAGCGTTCCGGAGATGAAGCCGGGGCATTGCAGGCGGCGAACGAGGCCGCAACGAAAGGGTTTGATGACCAGACCCGCCGCCTGAAAGAGAACATGGGCACGCTGGAGACCTGGGCAGACAGGACTGCGCGGGCATTCAAATCCATGTGGGATGCGGTGCTGGATATTGGTCGTCCTGATACCGCGCAGGAGATGCTGATTAAGGCAGAGGCTGCGTTTAAGAAAGCAGACGACATCTGGAATCTGCGCAAGGATGATTATTTTGTTAACGATGAAGCGCGGGCGCGTTACTGGGATGATCGTGAAAAGGCCCGTCTTGCGCTTGAAGCCGCCCGAAAGAAGGCTGAGCAGCAGACTCAACAGGACAAAAATGCGCAGCAGCAGAGCGATACCGAAGCGTCACGGCTGAAATATACCGAAGAGGCGCAGAAGGCTTACGAACGGCTGCAGACGCCGCTGGAGAAATATACCGCCCGTCAGGAAGAACTGAACAAGGCACTGAAAGACGGGAAAATCCTGCAGGCGGATTACAACACGCTGATGGCGGCGGCGAAAAAGGATTATGAAGCGACGCTGAAAAAGCCGAAACAGTCCGGCGTGAAGGTGTCTGCGGGCGATCGTCAGGAAGACAGTGCTCATGCTGCCCTGCTGACGCTTCAG